ATGAACCAACGGACGCAGAAACAACGGCGGCTTTATGTGATGCCTTTTTAACTGGATTCTTGCAGACAGAGGAAACGCCGGAGGGCGGAGAGGTACAGAACAAAGGGGGACGGCCTAGGAAGTTGGAAACCGTAGAAGAATTTACAGAGGTAGCGGAAAAGTACATTTTATATATTAAGGATAGAGCGGCGGAGGGTGTGCGCTTGGTGCCTGATGTAGAGGGCTTTTGCAGCTTTGCCGGGATTTCTAGGGAAACCCTTAATAATTGGGAAACTGCCCGCCCTGGTGCGTATTCTGACACAATAAAAAGACTGAAAACCAGTATCGCAGCATTTAAGAAACAACTTGCTTTTGCTGGCAAGATCCCGCCGATCGTATTTGCTACAGACATGAACAACAACCACGGCTACACGCAGGCGGCGCAAAAGATAGATCTAAACGTAGGCAAGCAGGCGGCAGAACTGCCAACGGCGGCAGAGATCGCGCAGCGTTTACCGGTGGAAATGAGCGGAAAAGATCCGGCAGACACGGACGGAGATATAAATATATAGAGTTTATGCGGTTTTGCGGTTCGTTTTCTTTTACTTTTACGAACTCCGGCACGTTTCCGGCGGTTCTGGTGTGACGATCCGGGGACAGGTCCGGCAGCTTATACCCTGGGGCGGGGGTGTAGAGCGGAGCGGATCAGGGGCAGCTCACCCCTCTGAGTTCCCCAAAAATTAAAAAGCCCAAAACCACCCCAATCGTAAAATGGCAAAGAACCCTATTACCGTAAACCACCCAATTTACAATGTAAGTATAAACACGGCATCCGAATAACAAAAGGAAAGTGAGGACTTTACAAAACCACAAAATCCAAAATCGGCGGATGCCTACCGGCATAGAAAGAGAGAAATATGGAACAGAACAAAGAAACAGCAACACAGAATAAGCAGAGAGAGGCGGAAGTATGCAGAGAGAAGAAACAGACCGCATGGGACAAATGGAAAGAGGACACACTGCGGAAGTTCAACCGGACTGCATGACAGAGGCATACACCGTAGGAATCTCTGAAACGCATATCAGAAACAATGCAACGGTATTCCGAGTATGGCAGATGATAGAGTGTGGAGAACTTACCAGAGAAGAGGGATTGTACCTCATGGTAAATACGCTTGCGGATGAAAACCATCGTCTGAATCAAATGTGTAATGACCTCATAATGAGGATGCCGTCACGTCTGCACGTAGAAACGATAACAGGCGAAAAATAAAAATCGGCGGAGGCTTACGCCTCATAGGAGGTAAAACCGGATGAGCAATGAAAACAGCAATTCCAAAAATTCCCCGGAAAATAAAAAGAGGTCTTGGCACAAGGAACCGTGGTATAAAAGGTTATTCGACAAGATTTTGGTATCGTATTTTCTTCCATGCAAGCATGAGTGGGAAGTACTGGAAGTCCTCTGGACGGCACATGATTACAGCGGTTTTAAGTACGATGTATGCAGATGTGGGTGTAAGAAATGCGGAGAGATAAGAATTGAGAAATTTTTAGTGTAAAAGACGGAGGTAGAGAGATGGTAAAGACGGTTGTTGCGGTTATCGTAGGGTTAGTTTTGCTCAATACAGCGTGGTTTGTATTGAAAATTGTGATTCTGATAGTGGCAGAGAGAAGAGAATACGAAAAATACAGATACAAAAGCCCTTATCAGTCTCCACACAGAGAGGCTTTTATCATGGAGTGCTCAGACCCGAATAGCAGTCCATACGCAAGGCAGTTGGATAAATGCATCAAAAAGATGGATAGGGAACAGAAACGCATAGCGAAAATCAAATTGAAATCAGACAAGAAACTGTCGAATATGAGCATTTAGAGAATTTTGACGTATCGGAGGATGTGCGAAATGGATAGACCGGTAGAAATCACAAGAAGCTATGCAGAGTGCAAATTCTGTAACGATATTGCTGATATGTGCAATGAGATACCAGATTGTACTCACTGTGAGAATAGAAAAGGAACATGGATAGATACAATCACGAGCCTGCTTGGCACAAAAGCGGTTGTCGTTCTGGAAGATGGCAAAGTGGAGACATATCCACTGGATAGACTTAAAGTTATCACAAAGAGGGAGAGATAATGAAAATTATTGAAGAAATTGGCGAAGCTGCAATGTTGGAACAGCTTGCAGAGGAATGTACCGAACTTGCAAAGGCAGCACTCAAAATAGCAAGGATCATACGAAAAGAGAATCCGACACCTGTAACAGAGAAAGATGCTATTGCAAATATCAGAGAAGAGTACACGGATGTCGTACAGTGTGCCGGAGAACTTTCATTGACCGTAGATGAGGAACAGATGGCACGCAAACACGAACGGTGGGAAAAGAGAGTGAGGGATAGAACATGATACCATTCAGGCATTGCATAAGGGAACCGCACGGATCGGCAGTGAAATTTGAGATACTGGCAGCAGCACCGAATGAGTTTCAGGTACGTTACCCAGATTATGATTACATTAAAATGGGAGTCGGACCATCAGTGATGTATAACAGAGAACAATTACTGTGTTTCCTACTGACATATGACAAGGCAGAGTGCCTTGAATTTATGGAAAAACTGTATCATCACATGGGATGGTCTACTGAAAAGCTGCATGAGAATCCGGCGTTTGCCGAAGTGATAAAGGAGAAAGAGGCATGATAGCACGTTTCTTACAGAATATTGTCGTAAATGACATTGAGAAGAATATGGAAATGAATATTGATAAGGGCGAAGAACTTTTTGCCATCGACAGAGGGACCCATTATGAGCTGAGAAAGGCTGACGGATGGGGAACTATGGCTCCGAAAGAGTGCGAGGGAGAATATTATGAGATCATCAAAGAATAAAAATCCGTGTTTTGATTGCCTTGCATCAGAAAAAGAAAATGAGGAAGTATGCAGGACCATACGGGCGATATTAAATAAGCACAATAGCGTACAAGTGGATCTGAATGATCCTGGCAGCATAGGAACATTAACCATAGGGGATTGCACATTTAACGTTTATCTTGGAGGCACAACACTGAATAGGCTGTCGCTTCTGCCGGACAAGGATGTATATAGGCGTGTATTCACACTGATAGAGGCGTAGGGGGATATGTATGGAAAATGAGACAAAACCACAGCTCTTTATCATGGATGAACGGCTCGGAGATCCCATACCGCTTGCGGAAATTAAGGAAATATCCGAGCCTACACTGGATGAAGAGTATGATATGCCGGATATTTCTCATCTGAAAGAGGGATTTGAAATACCTTTTGAAGTGAAAATGAAGAAATCTGCCATAAACAAACTGTTTCAACCGTGTTTTGGCAGAGAACCTTACAGGAATCTCGAAAAATGTGCCAAGTGCATACTGAAAAAGGACTGCGTTGTGGCGAAAATCGAGAACAATTTCAACATGAGATTAAGGGCATACCACCCTTGATAATAAATCACAAGGAGGACACCAATGGAAGAGAAAGAAAAGAAACCGTGGAGACCGCCAGAAGCGGCACATTTACCCGATCCGATAGCGTTTGCCATGCAGGGTTTTGAACGCTTTGGATTACCGAAAGAACGGCTGATACCACCATTACAAACATTTGACAGAGTGATGCAACACTCGACATTTACCGAAAACCGATGGTGGGAAAATGCAAGACAGGTAACGGCAACATCATCGGCAGAACAGTGGCGGAGAGTGAGCATCGAAAGAGCACGCTGTCTCGGAGAACCATGGCCTGATTTTGATGATATACCGGTTGCGAGTATCACAGAGGATTTTTCACAGAAATGTCAAAATGCCACAATCGGATTGTTAAGAGATCAGGTTATAGCGTCATGCGCTATTCCGGGAGAAACATCGTTTAGAGACATTTTTAACCAGTTAGGTATTAAGGAGGACAATATGGATAGAAGTTTAGCGGACAAGAAATTTAAGAGAGTAACTATTGAGTGCGAGGACGGCACGACTTACGCTGGAAAGATCAATCATGTATGTGGCAGCCCGTATCGTTGCGACAAACTGTGTGTAGAAGCAATGGTTGAGGACAAGCCTATTGGAGCATACGGTATCGAGAAAGTCCTGTTCCAGAATCCGGCAACAATCGTATTTTGGTCTGACGGCACAAAGACGGTTGTAAACTGCATGGATAATGTGGAAATCAAGAAAAAGGTTGTTGATGGCAAGGAAATAACCATCCGTAAGCCTAAAAAGGCTGATACCTATTCCGAGGAAGCCGGTCTGGCTATGGCTATCGTGAAGAAATGGGCCGGCAATAACGGAAATTACAACAACATCTTCCGTAAGTTCATCCCTGAGATGGCAAAGGAAGAAAAGGCTGCCAAGAAAGCCAAAAAGGCACAGAAAGCGGAGAAGTAGATATGACATTAAGAGAATTAGCAAAAGGCTATGATGGGGATGTGCTGATTAAAGCCTATGAGAACGAAAAATCAAAGACCCCAACGGCGATCATGCAGAGTTCGGTCACGGATGCAATCAAGGATGAGATATTGGATAGAGAAGTTTACAATTATGCAATGGTCTATCAGTCGTTGTTCACATCAAATCTTAGAGTAAATTTTGCAGCCGCACCGGAAGAAACGGA